TTTGTATTCTGATTCTGTCATAATATATATTTTTAATTCGTTACAAATATAATTAAAATAATTACAATTATACGTTTTATTCCAAAAAAAGTTTTATATTTGCCTAACTTTAAATTTTAAAATTATGAAAACTCACATCGACAAACTGCGCAACCCTAATTATTTAGGAGGTTGGGATTTAATGGATGCGGACGGAAAGACTATCGATCGGATAGTTACCATTAAGGAGATTAAAAACGATTCTGTATTCAATCAGAAATCACAGATTGAGGAACAGGTTATTACCTTAATGTTTGAGGAATGCAAGCCTATTATCCTGAACGCAACGAACCGAAAAACATTGAAAAAAGTAACAGGAACTGATTATATCGAGGATATGATCGGCAAGAAAATTCAGCTTACGACAAAACGGATCAAAGCTTTTGGTGAATTTCACGATGCAATACGTATCGCAACTTCAAAACCGAGTGATGTGATTTCTAAGCCTATTGATGTTACTGTAGTAGTATCGGAACTTTCAAAATGCGCTACATTATCGGAACTGCAAACTAAATGGCTTGCATTGACTCCATCTGAACAGAACGCGACAGAAATAATTGCCGAAAAGGAACGTCTTAAAACAATTCTGAAATAATGAAGATCTATCACGAATTGGAACAGGGAAGTTCCGAATGGCACGAAATTCGCCACGCAAAAATCGGAGGTACACGATCAAAACAGATCTGCATAAAAACCGATACATTACTTATTGAGTTATTGGCGGAAATTACGGAACCTTACGATGAGGACGTAGAAAGCTACAAAACCGATGCGATGGAAAACGGACAGCAATTGGAACCGCAGGCACGGATTGAACTTTCGAAATATACCGGAATTGAATTTTTGGAATGCGGTTGGATTCAATCAGATGTTGAATTATTGGGCGTAAGTCCTGATGGTATTTCAAAATGTGCGACTATCGAATGCGAGATTAAATGTCCTGAAGCAAAGGAGCATATAAGAACCTGTCTTTCAAATGAAATACCGTTGAAACACATTGATCAATGCGTTCACAATTTTACCGTTAATCCGAAATTGGAAACATTCTATTTTATGAGTTACCGTCCGGAAAGCATAAAACCGATGTTCGTTTCAAAACTGACACGTGAAAGTTTGGTTAATATAGGAACTGAAGCGCGTCCGGTATTTATGATTATTTCGGATGTGGTTAAGCGTAATTTGGAATTGGTAGAAATATTACAGAAAAAAATAAATGAATCGTTAAATAAATTAAAATTTTAAATATGGAAATTACAGGTAAAGTAAAAGTAGTAGGTGCAACGCAAAAAGTTAGTGCGTCATTTCAGAAAAGGGAATTGGTTGTTTCAACAGAGGAACAATATCCACAGCATATAATGATTGAATTCAATCAGGATAAATGCGATTTATTGAATAACATTCAAGTCGGGCAAGATGTAAAAGTAGGAATAAATTTAGCCGGTCGAGAATGGATCAATCCGCAAGGAGAGGCGAAATACTTCAATTCAATCAAAGGCTGGAAAATTGAAAAGCTTGGAGGTGCGTTCTGATCTCCTGAATTGGAATATCTGATAAAAACTTTTGATTTAGTCAGAATTTAATCTTATATTTGCTGTTCGGAGTAGTAACCGGAACTGAAAACATTTAATCCATATTCCCGATGCGTTTACTACAATAGCTGAGGGATATATGGATTTTTACTTTAATTTATTTTACCATGAAACTATTTATTACGAATAAACCGTATTTCGAATACACTTTCGAAAATACTGAAATTACTAAAGCTGTACATAAAAAAGCCTTTAATGAGCTTAAAAACAGTATTGACGTAAACAATTCAATCCCTTTAATGCTTACTCCGAGCTACGATGACGAGGGAATTTGCCTATTTTATTTCGTCACAAAAAAAGAGGAAATATATTTCTATGAATTTGGTACAACCGCTAAATAAATAGTTATGTTAGAAACAAGTAAAGTACTAAAGTTTTTAGACTATTTTTCTATCATAACCGTAGCGGAAAACAAAATACCAAACTACTCGTGGAAAAAATGCCAGTCTGAAAAACTAACTCCAAACCAATTAAAAAATCAATTGGAATACAAAGGAGGCATAATTAAAAAAGACGGTTTAGAACTTCCTGCAACCGATAATTTCGGTATAGTAACAGGGTTTCAGGATCTTGAATGTATTGATGTAGATTTAAAAGTATTTTCCACCGCAAAGGAACAGAAGGAATTTTGGGAAGAATACATAAATTACCTGTCAGACAATATTTTAGATTTTGACGAAAAAATAGTAATATATAAAACAAAGAACGCCGGTTATCATTTGTTATATAAAACAAAAAGGGTACAGGGTAACTTAAAGATTGCAAAACTTAAAGGACATAAGGAGGCGATAATAGAAACTAGAGGCGTTGGCGGTTATATTTTTGCATATCCTGATAATAAGGTTTCCAAAAAAGGATATTTTGATGTAGATTATATTTCAGACGATGACAGGGAAATTCTTATGTCATTTTCACGGATGTACGATTATGTTGAAATTAAACCTATTGAACCGGAACGTAAAAAGGCGGAATATCAGGAATCGGAAATAACCTGTTGGGAAGACTACAACAATAAAACTTCAATATTTGACATTATAGGAAACGAATTTACAATTGTAGGTAACCTATCAAAAAAGTATGTAATAAAAAGACACGGAGCTACATCTCCTCACTCAGGTTATGTTTTTAAGGATTCAGGGTGTATGTATCTTTTTTCAACAGGGACGAATTACCCACACGAAAAACTTATCACTCCGTTTTTAGCATATTGTTGGAGCTATCACAATGGAGATACTTCTGCAGGAGCTAGCGAATTGTATAAATTAGGTTTTGGATCTCGATTAAAGAAACTGGTTAATGAGCAGGCAAAACTGATACCTGACAATGAGCCTCTGATACAGGAATATCTTTACAATAAGGAGGATCTTAAATTTCCTATTGAGATATTTCCAAAACCTATTCAATCATATATATTGGAATGTAACAGCAAGTTGGATTCAAACGTAGATTATATGGGGTGCAGTCTGTTATGGCTAATATCGATATGCATCGGAAATTCAATTGAAATCGAGGTTAAACGCGGATGGAATGAAAACGCCACTATTTGGCTTTCTTTGGTCGGTAAGGCTGGAATAGGTAAGACACCATCTATTAACAATATAATATTTCCATTACAGAAAGTCAATTCACGTGAAATAAAAAACTATTACAAGGAACTTGAAAAATTTGACTTCTACAACAACCTTTCAAAAAAGGAAAAGGAAGAATATTCAGAAGTACAGAAACCTGTAAAGAAACAATTTATTGCCAATGATATTACGCTAGAGGCGTTAGTTGACCTGCACGAGGAAAGCGATAATGCAGTAGGTATTTTCAAAGATGAGCTTGCGGGATGGCTAAAGGATATGAATAAATACCGTGCCGGTTCCGACTTAGAATTCTGGCTTAGTTGCTGGAGCGGAAAATCGGTATCGCTTAACCGATTGACACGAAAGGGATCGTTTGTAGAAAAACCTTTTATTCCGGTTCTTGGTGGAATTCAGCCAAATATTTTAAATGGATTCTATACCGAAGAAAATAAGGACAACGGATTTATGGACAGGATGCTATTAAGTTTTCCAGAAAGCAATATTGAACTTTATAATGAAAATGAATTAGATTATGAGATACTTGAATGGTACAAAAATAATATAATATGTTTTTATGATTCATTAAAGACAATTATTCATAGAGATACTGATGGAGTTATTGATAGCTTAACGGCTAAGTTTTCAGAAGAAGCAAAAAAGGAATGGATCAGGATTTTCAATGAAATAACCAACCACCAAAACAATGACAACGAAAACGAATATCTTAAAAGTATGTACCCAAAACAAAAATCATACGTACCTAGATTCGCTTTGCTTATTCACGTGTTTGAGGACTTCTTTGTTGAGGGCGGAAATAGTTTACTAATTTCAAAAGAAAGTGTCTTAAAGGCAGAATTGTTGAGTAGGTATTTCATTGCAACGGCGAAAAAAGTAAAGGTAAATTCGATTGAGGTTTCAGCGATAAAAAACACGGTTCTTTCAAATAAAAACAAGACACCAAAAGAACAGTTTATGGAACTTTATAAAATAAACCCAAACATAAATAAAAAAGATGTTTCCGAAATATTGGGTGTTTCCGTGCAAATGATATATAAATACCTTAAGGATTTTAAACCTCAGGTTTAAAATGGTTTAAAGCTGTCACGCCTTGATATCATTGAGTTTATACCCTATTTTAAACCTATTTTAAATTAAACCTATAAAAAATAGAAATAAAATAAAAATATTTATAAAAAAAATATTTTCTAAAAACACGTGGTTTAAAGGTTTAAAGGTTTAAAATACACTATAGCGTGGCTTAACAACGTTTCAAGGTTTAAAATAGGTTTAAAATGGTTTAAAATTATGGAATACGATTTATTACTCCGATTATTTGATTATCATACTGAATTGTTTCAAAAAGGAACTATATGCAAGGAGTATTATTTCGCCATTGAAAAGGAATATTTAAAAAGAAAAAAATTATTTACAATAAATCTTAACTAATGTATAAATTACACGAACCGCAGGAAATAGTAAAGGATAAAATCAAGACAGCTTTGAAGTCAGGACATAAAAAAATACTTATATCCGCACCAACCGGATTTGGCAAAACTATTTTATCATACGATATTATTAAAAATGCAATTGATAAAGGTAACAATGTATTATTTACATCACACCGGATCGCACTTGCAAAACAATCAAAAGAAAAATTTGATACATTAAATCCTCAATACCTACAAGGTAAAGAAAAAAATATTACAACCGATTATAAATTAATAGTTGCATCGATACACACGCTTATAAAAGTTGAAATAAAAGAACCAAAAATAATTATTATTGATGAGGTTCATTATGCTTATGAATCAAATCTAATACAATCACTGTTTACTAAATTTCCAAACGCAATAATAATTGGACTTTCTGCAACTCCGGTAGATGATAAAGGTTTTTTACTTGAGGGGTTTGATTTTATTATTGATGATTACCAAACATCAGACCTTATTGAATTAGGATTTCTTACACCTTTTAAATATTTTACTCCTGTATCAATAAATCTTTCAGAAGTAAAAATAAAAGGATCAGATTATGATAATAAAGAATTGGAATCGGTTATAAATAAAACAGATATTAATAAATCGATTGTAGATAATTATATTTTGCTTGGAGAAAAAAGATCATTTATTTTATTTGCAGTAAATAAAAATCATTGTGACGAGTTACATAAAGTTTTTACTGAATGCGGAATTAAGACAGGAATAATAACTGCATCTACAAAAGAAAAAGAACGCGATAAACTTATTTCAGATTTGAAGTTAGGAAACATTAAGGGTTTGATTTCAATTGAAATATTAACCGCCGGTTTTGATGAGCCATTAGTAAGTTGTGTAATTTTAGCTACCGGCACTAAAAGCTGGAAAAAATACATTCAATGTGCCGGGAGAGGAATACGATTGTTAGGATTGAGTATTGAGGAATCAATTATAAACGGAAAATCCGACTGCATCTTATTAGATTTTTGTGAAAATATAAAAGAGCACGGTTTACCAACTGATAGAAAAAAATTAACTTTCAATACAAAAATATCTAAAGTAATTGACCGGGAATATAATATTGATACAGATGTTGAATTACGTACAGATATTACAAAATATCTTACTGAAGAAAAAAAAGTTTACCTTAAAAACATATCCTCTTTATTAGATTTGTACGATGGTAAAGAGTATAAATTGGAATCGGAACTTCAGGAGGATGTTAATAGTTTCCTTAAAAAAACTAATTACTTTTGGTGGAGGCAAAATTCAGGAAAGGCTTTTATAAAAGATCGTTGGGTACATTTTGCATCAAAAAACGGATTGCCAGATAATACTGTTTTCTATAATGATACCTCTTTTTATTTTGCATTAGAACTTAAATTACCAAAGGGATTATTAACATCATATCAAAAAGAAACCTTACCAGAAATGACTCAGAAAAAAGTAATGTTTTTTATATGCGAATCTGTTTACGATGTTTACAAATGTATTGAACACGTGGAAAATAACATTATATTTACTGATGAATCTACTATAATTTACAATAGCATTTACGATATTTCAGAAAGACAATTACAATTACGTAAACGGTTAAAAATACCCAATTATGCCTAAACTAATAACAAAACACAATCCCGTTTATACGATAGATGATCGTGTTAGGGATTTAAGAAAAGCGTACATAAATAAAGATTGGGAAAAAGTAAAGGAATTGGAGGAGTATTTAAATCATTTTTATTATGGCATCAAAGAAAATTAAAAAAGTAATCTGGTCTTTATTTGATAGTGAAACAGCTATAACGCAATTATTGAATTCAGATGAGTATATAATATATTCAATCGGTTTACCAAGTTCAACAGCGATAACAGATAATTTTATCAAAATGGATTTAAGTAAAAGAAGTTGTCTTAAAAAATTAGAAAAATTACCTAAACCGGATATTATCTTTGCAAGTCCACCTTGTGAAACTTGGGTAACTGTAAACATTGGGAATGTACGTTTTTTTGAAAGGAATTACAATGAGCATAATTTATATTGGCAGCATAATTACAAACCAAATAACTTTTTAAATAAACATCGAGAGTTAAGATTGTCAGGACAGCGAACAGCTTATTTTTCAGCTGAAATAATTAAAAAGTTCAAACCTGAATTATGGTGTGTTGAAAATGGCAGTAGCAGTTTAATATTTAAATACCTGAATAAATACCATAATTTGAAAGGCAATCAGAACAAAACTTATTACTCAAGCTATGACAATATTAATTTCGGATTGAAACCTACAACGGTTTATTCTAACTTAAAAATGAATTTAAGAAGAGATATTAAAAAAGGCTCTAAAATAATAGTAAGCGAAGCTAAAAATAAAAGAAAGCCAGGAATTAAATATTTGAATGACTACTCGGAACGTTCTGCTGTACCAATAGAATTATATAAACACATTTTATCAATATATGAAAATAAAGAACAATTATCTTTATTTCAATAATTCCCTTTTATATTAAATTAATTTTGTAGTTTTGTTAATTAACTACAGACCAAGATAAATTATGCCGAAAGAAGGAGATATAAATAATCCAAGTGGTAAAGGAGGTTTTGCAGAGAACCCACAAAATAGAAGCAATGGAACGTGGTCTAAAGATACGTCTATTAGCTATTGGTATAATTTTTTGATACGTTTAGATATTGAATATTTTGAAGCCTTTAAAATTAAAACAATGGCTCAGCAATTAGCGTATAATTCAATAATTGAAGCTAAAGCAGAATTAGGATATTTGAAAGAAGTAACCGACCGAACAGATGGCAAATCAATACAACCGACAGATATAACTTCTAAAGGCGAAAGCATAGCAGTACAACCAGTAACATTTATATGCAAATAGAGTTATTCAGTCACCAAATGGAATTTATCCAAAGCGATGCAACCTATACGGCAATAGTTGGTGGTTACGGTAGCGGTAAAACATTTGTTGGAATAGCTAAGAATGTTGAAATGAAATTGGCAATGCCTGGAATTGATGTTGCATATTATTTACCTACTTATCCACTTATTCGAGATATAGCCTTTAAAAAGTTTTCTGAGTACCTTACGTTAAGAAATATCCCTTACAAGCTACACGAAACCAATAAAGAATTTTCAACGCCTTACGGACGTATTATTTTGCGTTCAATGGATAACCCAAGTTTAATAGTTGGATATGAAACAGGATACTCAACAATTGATGAAGCCGACGTATTACCACTTAGAAAAATGCAGACAGCTTTTGACATGATTGTAGCACGTAACAGAGCAGTAGTGCCAACAGGTAAAAACAAATTGGACTTTGTAAGTACTCCAGAGGGTTTTAAGTTTATCTACAAGTTTTTTAAGAAAGAAGCTAACGATAGCAAAAAAATTATTCATGCTCATACAGAAGCAAACACTTCACTGCCAAAAGAGTACATTGAAAATTTAAAGAATACCTATACAGCAAATCAATTAAAAGCATATCTTTACGGAGAATTTGTAAACATCACAAACGAAAGCGTTTATAGTTCCTACGATAGAGAAAGCCATAGACACAGCGAAGCGATTATTCCGGGAGAGGTTTTATATATCGGAATGGATTTTAATATTACCAATATGAATGCGGTTGTGTTTATTAAACGTGGTTTAAAAATGTATGCAGTTGCCGAGTTGCCGAGTTCTTACAATACGCAGTCATTAGTGGAGCAATTGAAAGCACGTTATCCAAATCATAAGTTAAGGATCAATCCAGATGCAAGTGGTAATGCAAGAAGCACAAGCGGAAGTTCTGATTTTGGAATATTAAAAAAAGCATTGTTTATGGTGGATGCTCCAAAGAAAAACCCAAAAGTAAGCGAAAGAGTAAACGCTGTTAATTTAGCATTTGAAAGAGGTCAATTATTTGTTGATGATGATGCTTGCCCTGTATTAGCTGAGGCATTAGAGAAACAAAGTTACAAAGATGGAGTTCCAGATAAAGACAGTGGTTACGATCACATTACAGAAGCAGCGGGTTATTCAGTATTTATAAATTTATTCAGTTCAAAATATAAACGATAACATCATGAAAGAACACTTAATACATTTTTTTCCTTTTTTAAATAAGGAATTCAGACCATTGAAAGAAAACGAAATCAGAAGTGAGGAAGTTTTTAAAGAGTTATTCCCAAACGAACCAATTGACATTAGTAAATTGAGAGCGGTTTATATGTTTCAGCAGGACGGAAATAAAACTTTTGAGGTTGTGGATGTACCTAAAGCGGAATTGAAATTTGAACGCAAAACAAAAGGTAATGTCTAAATATAACTCTACAAACGATATTCCGTATTTGAAGTTTATGGAATTCTCAAATGAGATTAAAGACCATACAGAGGATGTTGATTTCATTACACAGAAAACAATTGAGTACTTTTACCCGGAGGTAACAGAAAACCAATTGTTTTATATGCAAGAGTTTTCAATCGCTTTAACAGTTGAGAAGCCAAAATACATACCCTATTTTATAAGATTATCTAAATTAGATACTACAGAACACTTTATCGACAACGTTACGTATGCTGACAATAAAATGTATACTGACTTATTCCGTAATATTTTAAAACCTTTATGGTGGTTTGGTAAGGTCGATGTAGATAAAATCAATTTATATCAAGGTCAAAAGATAATGCAGTCTTTTATAAAAGAGTCAACGAGATTAAAGAACCTTACGAGTATCTCTATAATCCGCCACCTACGCCTTCAAATGGTGTAGTCACACAAGGCTCGTTGGCTCGTAAAGAATTTGCAGAAGATTATGGTGGTTTTATGGAATTAATGTATTTACTTTGTAAAGGCGATTTTTCAAAGATGAAAGATTACGATAAATGGAAAACATCAGAGTTCCTTTATTTAGGAGAGTACTTATTACGAAAAAAGAATGTTGAAAATATGCAATAATGAACGAATTACAAATACTTAACGATTTCCTTATAACGCAATTCCAATCTCAGGAGTTGGTTAATACTATTTCAATAGTGCCAACTATCAACATCGACGCTAATAAAGAGAATATTTACCCACTTGTTAATATTGATTTGCTTACTTCGGAAGTATTGGAAGACGCTATTATTGCATCGTATAAAGTTACGGTAATTTCTCAACGAGATATACAGCCAAAGAAAACGAATAATAAATTACTTACAGATACAAACTATCTCGACAATATAAATGAAACACACGCAATTTGTGTGAAGTTTATAAACTATGTTGTACGTTTGCATAACGACGAAAATATAATGATTGAAAACTTAACCAATACATTACGTCCTTTAAAAAATTGGGGCGCATCTGGTTGCGATGGTTTTCAATTTGAATTTGATTTGAGTATTCATAATAAAGATAAAGCGTAATGGAAAAACCAAACATTAAAACAAAAGTAGTCCATTCAAAAAGCAAATCAGCTTATAATATCGTTGGTACTTCCTTAGGTAATAAGTATAAAATTGCAAGAATACCATATTTAGTGGACGGTAATTTATCTGAGGAGTGGAATAACAAAGAACTTGATGAAGCTAAAAATCATGCTGAGTTTATTAGCTATTGTTTCAATAATGCAGAAAAAATATTTTTAAAATGAAAATTGAAAGTAAATTTGATATAGGGCAAATAGTATTTCTTGCAACAGATTCAGAACAAAGAGCGCGTATAGTTACTGGAATAATTATAAGACCAAGTGGGATTATTTATTATCTTACTTGTGGTTCAGAAGAAACAACTCATTATGATATTGAGTTTACATTAGAAAAGAATTATCAGATAGCGTAACCCGAAAAGCTAATAGAGTAGGGATTAACCATTGAAATAAGAAAAATGGTAACATATTTTAACAAAAAAGATTTAGTAGAGTTTGGCGAATATTTGCTAAGCGACAAAAGGAATGAGTTGGTGCGTGAGAATAACAGAAAGTTAGTGCATCACGCAGACATTGAAAACTTTTTACATAATAAGAAGCATCCAAAAAAAGAAACCGTTTGCGTAGTGTACGGAGAAACACTTGAAGAGTTGGAGCAAAAGTCGAAAGAATTAAAGAATCAACTAAATAAATGACAGAACAAGAAGTAAGAGCAATTGCACAATCAATAGTAACGAAAGCCAAAGCAACTGCTAGAGTTGAACAAGGTACGCTAAAACGTTCGATTGCTTTTACTTACATTAAAGGCGAGGTTGTATTTCGTCAAGTGTATTGGGGTCAATATGGTGACAACTCGCAGCTTGAAAAGTTAGCCAGTCAATATATGCCTTATGGTGTTCCTTATAGAATCATACTTACCGAGTTAGGTGGCGCGACTTATGAGAAAGGAAAAACAAAACAAGGGCGTACAACACAAAAGAAAGCATTAGCATCAACATCAAAAACAATGACGCAGAAATATATTGCTGCAGTATTAAAGAAACGTAA